ACATTGCGTTAGGTCCACCTGCATTGTCAACAGCTTTCGCTGTCATTACAAATTCACCATTACTTAACATTGCTGGTATCTTATCATCTTTTGGACCACCAGGTCCATATACCATACCTCTTTTTTCTAATCCGCCCATGGCTAATCCTATAATTCCACCCATATTTACTTGTTTTACATCTTGAGACATATCTGTCATTGGCATAGCAGATAAGCCAACGCTACCTCTAGATGCTATTGCCTTGTCTCTTATGTTAAGAGCTGACATTAAATTTTCTCTTGGGTCTAATTCTAAAGGTGGGCTGTTAGCATTTATTCCTGCAACGCCACCCATAGCCATACCATAACGTCCAGCAGGAACATCTGAATAATTTTGACCACCCTCGTATCGTAAATCTCCTACCATGTCTTCTGCTGGTGTCGGTGCTAAACCATAATCAGCAGGGTTAGGATTTTCTCCTCTAGCTTTTGCTGAGTAGTAATCATCTACAGCACTTCTGTATTCTTTTGGATCCATTGTTTCTGGCGGGTCCTCACCAATTAATGCTAGATAAGTAGCGAGCCCTGGTCCGAGGGTCGAGGCTATTGAACCAAGTAACTTACCTTTTCCTGTTAATCCTTCATCATTATATAAACCTGTAAAAAAATCAGGTAATCCAAATTTACTACCTGTTTTTTCTTTAGTTAGTTGATTTAATTTTTGAAGACCTTGCATAGTTTTACCAGTTGCAAGATTAGCGTCATCCATTACAGAAGCAGCAACTTCATTGCCTGGTGCATCAAAACTACTTGCAGCTGTTCCTCTGTTAATAGCGGCTGGATCTACGTTTGGTCTAAGAAAGTTCGTACCTGCGGTTGCCGCAGTTGTAATAGCTTGATTAGCTAACATAGATTTAAGTGGATTGTCTTGATATTGAGATGTTATTAAATTTGGTAAATACTTTATAGCTAGTTGTGCCATCGGGTTAAGATTTCCGAACATAGGAAGTCCTGCCGCTATACCTGCTATTCCAGCGATTGCTTCACCGCTATTTTTTAAGGTTGCCCTTACTTTTCTAAAAAAATTCTTAAACATGTACTCCTATGCAATTCATGATATTGTTAACAAAAGGCAAGGAGGCTCGGCCTTGAATATAGATAAGCCTAATTAATACTATATTTATAGGCAAAATATTGCTATATGACAATAGATATTTATGTTGAGAAAGGAATAGCATGGCAAAAAAGAAACAACAAACCGAACAAGTCTTAAAGTTTGATACTATTAGACCCTTTGGTCCTACAATAATGAGAGGCAGAATGCCTGATTTCATTACTAAAATGCTTGATGATAAAGCAACAGAGATGTTAACAGATGAAAAGTTATCTAAAGAGTTTGATCACTCGGGTAACTTAGCAGGTAATGTTAAACAAGAAGTTCGCTATCCTCAAGATTGGATGAACACTGAAGAGTTTATGCCAATGGTGCAACTAATGGGTGAGATGGTTAAGAATTATATTTCTATACCACCAGCTAGTGAAACAATAAAACCAGAGTTTGTAGGTAAGATGGTTATCGAATCAATGTGGTGCGTGAGCCAGTGGGCTGGAGACTTTAATCCTTTTCATATACATGAAGGTCAATTATCTGGTGTATGTTATTTACGAGTACCAAAAAGTTTACCAGAAGAATACGCAAGAGAAGATCATTATCCAACTGTAGGTGATATTACTTGGTTTAATGGTCAAGCGGCAACGTTCAGTGGACACAAACATCAAGAATCACCAAAGGTTGGCGACATCTTCTTGTTTCCTAATTGGTTAGCACACGGCGTCTATCCGTTTAGAACACCAAATGAAGAAAGAAGATCGGTATCTTTTAACTTACATTTGATAAAGAAGGATGAGCCACAGCCTTTGAAAAATTAATGCGACATAATAAAAAGACAAAATTTGTTATGTACGTTGATGATTTTTTAGATAAAGATACGTTAGAGTCACTTCAAGAAACATTTCAAAAAATAAATTATAGTGGGGTAAAAAACCCAGAAGGTCAACTTTATGGTCATAGACATACTTTTCCCCAAAGTTTTCATAATGATCCATTGCTTAAATTAATTAAACAATATTTTTTTCCGCATAGAAATCTTGAACCAATATCCGTGAGTGCACATTTACGAGAAAATAATAAAGAACCTTTGTTTCATACTGATGATGATAAAGGTAATGTTGCTAACTTTCTTTTATTTGTAAAAGGTGAATCACTTCTTAATAATGGCACAGGATTTATGCATAATAATCAATTGTCTTCGCATATAGGTTTTGTAGAAAATAGAGCTTTGTTTTTTAACGGAATGAGAATACCTCATTCGGATCTACAATCTTTTGGAGATAGTTCTAGTAGATATACACTTAATATTTTTTATAAAGAGCACGACACAAAATGGTAGATATAAATAAAGTTCCAATGGTCCGTGTGACGTGGCTCGATGCTCGTGATACAGAGACAGGGTGGCTAGATATAAAAGAAGTGATGAGTGCTCCGTTAGCCGTGTGCCAAGAAGTAGGGTGGATGATACATAATGGTGAAGAAAAAATAATTATTATGCGTTCCTATAGCAAAGACAAAGATGATATTACAGGTGGTGGCGCTATTGCTATACCTAAAGGTTGGTTAAAAAAAATTGAATATTTAACAGTGAGTTATAGTGAGCAGTAAAATATTTATTGGTACGCCGTGTTATGGAGGCATGATTACGGCTGATTATTTTAAAAGCGTTTTACAATTAACAGCATTAGCAGCCACTAAAAAAATAGAATTACAATTTGGCACAATTGGTAATGAGTCATTAATTACAAGAGCTCGTAATACTTTAGTTCAATTATTCATGGATGAATCACAATACACTCATCTTTTATTTATTGATGCAGACATCGCTTTTAATCCTGAGTCAGTGTTTCGTATGTTAGATTTAGATGAAGATGTAGTAACAGGTGTGTATCCTCGTAAAACAATTGATTGGACAAAGGTTAAAAAAAGAGCACAAGAGAATCCAAACATATCAGAGGACGAACTTCATGCAGCATCTCTTCAATATAATTTAAATGTTAAAAATCCAAACAAAGTTTTATCTAAAAAAGGTTTTATTGAAGTATTAGATGGCGCCACAGGTTTTATGTTAATTAAAAGAAACGTTTTTAAAAAAATGGCTTTAGCTTATCCCGAGTTGCGATTTGTACCAGATCAACACATTGGTTCTCCACATGACAAAACCTTTAATTATCATGGCACATCCAAATGGAATTATACTTTTTTTGACACAATGATAGAGCCAGATACCAAAAGATATTTATCTGAGGATTATGCATTTTGTCGTTTATGGCAGAAAATAGGTGGTAAAATATATGCTGATATTGCAAGTGGTATGACTCATTATGGTAATTACTCATTTAAAGGCAACGTAGGTACTCAATTCTTGCCACAAAACAATAAATAATTTAGTATACTCCGACATGAAATTAGTAGACTTAAAATTCCAACCAGGTGTTGACAAACAAGATACTGCTTATTCAGCAGGGGATCAAAGAAAATATACAGACTCAGATTTTGTGCGATTTCACTACGGAAAACCTGAAAGATGGGGTGGTTGGTCTTATTTACCAAATCCAAATAAAACTATTGTGGGCGTGGTCCGTGATACACATAGCTGGATTGGTCTAGATGGCACAAGGTATCTTGCTTTAGGAACTGATAGAAAATTATATTTATACTCTGGTGGATCAATTTATGACATTACACCAATAAGAGAAACAGCAGCCTTGACAAATCCTTTTACAACTAACGGTACAACGACAGTTACTGTTACAGACTCAAGTCATGGGGCTGCAGAGGGTGACTTTGTAACCTTTGATTCTTTTTCCACTATTAATGGTTTAAACATGAATCAAGAATTTGAAATAACCACATATGTTGACGCCAACACATACAAGGTAACACATACAAGTACAGCTTCTGGTTCTACATCAGGAGGTGGTGGATCAGGTAATGCTAAATATCAAATAACCACAGGTCCTGCTACATCCACATATGGTTATGGGTGGGGCACTGAAGCATGGGGATCAAGTACTTGGGATACGGCACGTTCTTCTTCTGACGTTACTGTGGCTGCAAGAAACTGGTCATTAGATAATTTTGGTGAAGATTTAATAGCTACCGTTTTAAATGGTGGCACGTTTATTAAAGATATTTCTGGTTCAATAGACGTAAGAGCAACAGCATTGTCTAACGCTCCTACTGCATCTAGGTTTAGTTTGGTATCTACGGACACTAGACATTTACTTATATTTGGTACAGAAACCACTATCGGTACACCTGCTACACAAGATGATTTATTATTTCGTTTTTCTGACAGAGAAGACGCTACTGATTATACACCAGTTGCAACAAATGAAGCTGGTTCACTACGTATATCTGATGGTTCTAGAATAGTAGGCGCTGTAAAATCTTCAGGTCAAATACTTGTTTGGACCGATACATCACTTCATGGTATTCAATTTGTTGGCACACCTTTTACTTTTGGTCTTAGACAACTTGGTGCAAACTGTGGACTCATATCACAACACGCAGCGATTGAGGTTAATGGTAGAGCGTATTGGATGTCAGATGATGCTTTTTATTTATATGATGGTGTTGTCAAAAAAATGCCATGTTCTGTGCAAGATTATGTTTTTGATGATTTAAGTTATACAAATAAAAATGATATTGCTGTTGGACTTAATACAGCATTTAATGAAATAATTTGGTATTACCCTTCTTCAAGTGCAACGCAAATAGATAGAGGAGTTGCTTACAATTATTTAGAGAATACTTGGTATACGGTTAGCCTTGGAAGAACTACGTGGCTTGGTGCTTACGTATATGAACTACCAATTGCTACAGAATATAACTCTAGTACAACAGCAAACGTATCAACCATACTAGGTTTAACAGCGGGTGCATCTTTTATTTATGAACAAGAAACAGGTAATAATCAAGCAGACGGTACGGCTATTTCAGCATTTTTACAAACAGGTTCCGTAGAGATTGCTGATGGCGACGAGCTTATGTCAGTAAGTAGATTAGTTCCTGACTTTGATAACTTAGCCAATACAATGACAGCTACTTTAACTCTTGAGCAGTATCCACAATCTGCAGCTAATGTAACCACAACAGGCAGTATTACTAGCACCACAGAGAAAATTGATGTAAGAGGTAGAGGTAGAGCGGTTAAAATTAAATATGAAACTAATACAGTTAATGACACAGCTTGGAGACTTGGATCTACCAAGTTACAACTTAGACCAGACGGAAGAAGATAATGTCAAAGATAACAATAACTAGATTACCAAACGCTACACCAGAATACGATGCTAGTCAATTTGACCAAATGGTAAGTCTACTTGATCAAATAATTCTTTTGTTAAATACAAACTATCAAGCTGACATAAAATCAGAGTCGGAGCAGGAGGTCTTTTTCCTTGGCTAACGTATTTAAAAGCGCAATGTTAGATGTTACATCAACAGATTTAACAACTTTAATTACCGTACCAACAGCTAATCCTGGTTCAACACCACCCGTGCCACCTACAACGGCAGTGGTAAAATCTATTTTAGTTTGTAATGACTCAGGTAGCACAACATTATTAGATGTAGAAGTTCTTAGATCGTCAGCTACATTTGAAGTATTTAAAGCAAAAAGTGTTGCTACAAACACAACAACAGAATTATTAACACAACCATTAATTTTACAAGAAAGTGATGTTATGAAAGTTCAAGCTAATGCAGCTAATCAAGTGCATATTATAGCTAGTTTTATGGAGATCACAAAAGGACAACTCTGATTAATCTTCATTCGTTATTTATTACACCTGTTTTTTCTTTACAGTTGAAGGGCCACGAGCATTTAGTCGACAACATCTATCAAATACGAAAGAATGACAAGAAAGGTATGCCACGGTCTAATATTGGTGGTTGGCACAGTGATGATGAAATACATAATATAAAAAAATTTAAACCTTTGGTTAGCGATATTCTTAAATATGCAAAAGATTGTTTTAATCACATGGACGTTAAAGATAATTATGCTCCTGAGATGACGGGTATGTGGGGTATGATAAATCCACCAGGATCACGAAACAATGTTCATACACATCCATACAACTATTTATCTGGTGTATTTTATATTAAAGCTCCTAAAAAGTGTGGAAATATTGTGTTTCTAGAGCCTAAACCACAGTCAGAGGTGTTATCACCCCCAAAAACAGATAAAGCCTCTATACACCTCGCTCACAGCGTACAATGGGAACCTGTTGAAAATTCCTTGATTTTTTTTCCTTCATGGTTACAACATGAAGTACAAACAAATAGTTCTAATGATGATAGAGTTATTATTAGTTTTAACATAAATTGGAGAAAAGACGATGCCGATAGTTGAACCTGCTGAATTACTAGGACATATAACAACAGAGGACGGAAGAAAAATTCCGCACTATAAAGTAAAAACTGAAACTACTATTACACATGTAGATACAGGTGCTGAGTATAACTCAGAAGCAGAAGCTCAAGCTGATGTTGATAACCCAGGAACATCTACAACAGCCGAAAAAATAAGAAGAGATGTAAAAGTATTTGCTCCTTCTTTAGCAGATATGTTGGGCGAAACTCCTGAGTAATTAAGCGCTACAAGCTTCACATTCTAAATCAGAATCTAAACCCGTTACCATAACTGTTGCATCGGAGTTATTTGGCTTACCTTGAATTGTATGTATATGAGGACCTTTTTTGTGTTCTAATAATTCTTTTTGTAGTCTTTCGTTGTCTCTTTCCACTGCTAATAAACGTTCGTGGTAACGACTCACCTTATCAGCAAGGGTAGCTATAGCCTTCAATACTTCTTGATTTTCCAT